GGCTGTCGCCTTTCCGCACCGCGATCCACACCGGGACGGCGCAGGTTAGGAACCCGCAGATGAACGCCAGCACTGCTGCGTGAAGGGTGTCGATTACCGGCAAACGCAGAATGGGGCGCACAAAGTGGTAGGCGCTGAGCGCCAGACAGATGGCGACCACGAAAGTGACTTCGAGGATCAGCCCGAAGACGATGCCGTGGATGGCGTTGCGGTGATGCATCACGCACCCGCCTTCATGGCGTTGAACACAACCTCGGCCGCCGTCTTTTCGTCTTCCGCCGTGGCGATGTAGTCCAGGATCGCGGCGTGCGCTGCTTGGGCATTGCCGACCGTCAGGGCAGCCTTCGCGAGGTCCTCGTTGTGGTTCCGAAGGTCGGCCCATTGGCCGGTCTCGAACCGGAACTTCGCTTCCTCGGCGCGGTAGGCCAGTGTCCCGAGAGCGGCCACCAGGATCGCGCGGACTTCCGTTTCCTGTGTCCGCAGCGTTTCAAGCTTTGCGTCCGCTTCCTCGATATCGGCCAGCATTACCGACAGGCGGAATTCAGCCATGGACTGGCGGGCTTCAAGCCGACACTCAATCGCCGGGTCGTGCGGATTGCTGCAGGTGGGGCAGGCGGGAACTGGCATCACAGGCCTCCCATGGCGCCGCCGGGCGCAATCCCGTTGGCGCAGTCGGTGCAGCCTTCCCAGCCGCAGTTCGGGCATGTGGCCGTGTGGACCGGCACCATGTCGGGTGCCTCGATCTCATGGAAGCGGGTGTAGATGGTGCGCCAGAGCCGGCCGCCGGGCGTGTCCAACTGGCGCTGCCGGGCCTTGCGCTCTTTTTCGGCGCGCCGGGCAAGCTGGGCTAGCGCCAGGGCGACCTGTTCGGCGTGCTTCTCGGGATCGCTGGGATAGAAAGATGGGTAACGCATTCGGGAAGAGGGCTCCAATCCCTCGGACCGCTTTGGTTCTGCGCCTTATGGCGTTGAAATCTGGCGGGCGTAAACTTCTGCGGTTTCCGACAGCCCAAACCTCAAGATCCGCGGAGATTCTTGTGGTTTCGAGCCTACAACGATTTTTGCCGGAGAGCCAATCATCAAACGCCTCGGTTATGGTGCTGTCTACGCTGCGGTTTTGCGGCGTACGTATCCGGACTCAAGTCCCAGGTACCGAAGAACGACATCGCTGGGAGTGCGTTGCCCATTCAGTATCTGCCACAGAAACTGGTTCGATATACCGACCTCCGTCGCGAAAGCGCGCTGGGTCTTTTCGCCCTTTGCTCTCTTGAGGAGTTCGACAACCTCTGCCAGTGTGTACTGAGTCTTCATTGTGTTGATAACCACATTCTCATGCCTGCTGTTTGCAGTCAAGTGAAATCGGAGAATAATTATTTTCGTCCACCAGGGAACGCAATCAGCCGCGACGTCGGCGCTTCCTCAAGGCACAGCTTATCGATCGCAACCGACTTCTTCTCCATGCGCTGCTTCGAGTAACGGTCGCGGGTGCGCGTATCGCTGTGGCCGAATATCTCCCCGAAAAGCTGGTCCGACACATTCGGATCGCTCAGCAGTTTGGTACCAAAGTGTGACCGCATGTCGTAAATCACCATCGAGGCCAGCCCGGCTTCCTTCAGGATGCCCTTCGCGGCTTGCTGAATCCCTTCCATCGGCTGCATGAACTTGGCTTTGGGATCTTCGCCACGCCTCGCATGCCGCGGCAGGATGTACTCGACCGGCTCTGAACCGCCCATGTCTTCCCAGCGGTGGAGCAGCCAGCGCATCGACCGGAGCGCCAGCCAGTTGAGTGGGATGGTGCGGATGCGGAAGTCGTTCTTCGTGCCTTCATTCACGGTCACGAACGGCTTCGACTCATTCAGGATCACGTCTTCGCGCTTCAGGTGCCGCAACTCCCCAAACCCCATCCCGGTATTGGCCATGATTATCAAGCAGTGCCCCGCCAGGAGCCGCCGCGGCTTCGAGGCATCAAGCGCAATGGCGATAAGCCGGCGCTCCTCCTCGGGGCTCATGTTCTGGCGCACCTTCTTCTTTGGCACCGGCAGCGGCCGGTAGACATCGCCGATCCGATGCCAGAGGTTTGCCTCTTTGAGCACTGGGCCCAAAACACTGATCACCTCGCCGTTGATCCGGTGAGGCGCGCACCTTTCGAGACGGTGTCGCTGGTAGGCCCTGAGATGGCCGACGTGGAATTCCTTCAGCGGCAGTTGGCCAAAGAAATCCACCAGGCGGCCGGCGTACTGCTTGTAAATCCGAAGGGTCGATGGCCGGACGTAAGGCGAATGATTGGTAAGCCAAATCCGAACCGCGGCAACAAAAGGGAGTGAAGCATCAAGAAGCTGCATTTGACGGAGACCCTCACACGCCGGGCAATCTACGTGCCCTAGCGTGTGTTGAGCCCCAATATAGCCTGAATCGTGGCGGCTGTTCTCTTGCATGAGGTTTGTCCAGGAGGGGAAAGTTCCACAGGTAGGCCTCAAGACTCAACCATAGCATTTCTGTAAGTCAATAGAGCGCCATAACTTGTGCGGAATAGTCCACCAAACCTCCGTCACACTTTTGTCCACATCGGTACCGTACTTTAGTTTCAAACCGTCCCGCGATTCGGTAGTTACCCCGCCCGGATGTGAGAAGAATTCCTGGCTCTATTGACCACCATTGCGGAAACCGATCGTTGTAATCGGCCAGGATGCTGGTACGCTTCGGATGTGAGCGGCTGACGTTCCGTGATTCCGCCAGGCATCACCTCCAAGGTCGCCGGCCGCTCGCGCCCCATATATAAATCAGGATTCCCGCCAGGGTTGCCTCGAAGGTAACGGATTTTTAAGCAGTAGTGTTGAAGGTCCGAAGATTGTCCGTTTAGTCCCCCAAAGTCATGCTTCAATAACTTTCGCAGACCCCCTCGACCACCGAGAAACTGCACGCAGCAATCCGGAGTCATGATCCGGACATGGTGGGTTCACTGACGAGAGACGGTGAGCCCCCGCTGCACCTCTCTCGCCGCGCTGGGCCTGCCTGAAACCAGCCTCCGGTACATGGCGGAGCGTTCCCGAAATGCAAGTTGATTACGGCGTCCGGTTAACACCGCGGAATCGCGTCCATGGTGGTTTTTACAAATATCCCTGGGACCAGATGGAGATTGGGGATTCCTTCTTTGTTCCAAATAAGGCGATCAACATTTTTGCCGGCCAAGCGTGCAATCGCGCCAAGAGGCATGGCGGAAAATACACCTGCCGTTCGGTCGTAGAAAACGGCGTTGCCGGGACCAGGGTTTGGCGGGTGGGCTAGTGGCCATCATTGATCCAGAAGGCTTGTTTTCCGGTGAACGACTTGCTGCTTGCAGCGATCTCGCGCAGCTTTATTGGCCGCGCTGTTTTCTTGGCGCAAATGGCTACGCTCGTCTGGAACTCTCTTACAAATCAGTCATTTCAAAAATTTTCCGAAATTTTCAGAAACCTCCCGAAAAGGACACTTTGTGGGCGGTCTTTCAGGAATATGAGAAAAACTGCCTGGCAATTCTGTATCAGGTAGAAACTACAGGGGTTTGGTGGTGCGAATTCGCTACTTCTGAAAAATGGCTCCGTCGGTATAAAACCGCGAAGGATCGCAATTCCCCCGCACCAAGCCGGGAAGTTCGCGATCAGTTCCAAAATCGACTTCTCGCGTGGCGTAACGATAACCGCCTTCCGTATCAACCTTTTCAGAAAATTTCTGAAGATTTTGGAAAATTTCCGCTAGGTGTAGGTGTTGGTGTAGGAGATGGTGTTGGTGTAGGAGTAATTCAAGAACAACCCCAAATACAAATACCCCTTGCTCCGCCTGCAAAAACGGCAGGCTCCACTGGTCGTAAACCTGAAAGCAAGAAGCCTTCACCTGAAGAGTTCCGCCTTCCTGACTGGATCCCTGCTGAGATCTGGGCCGACTACGTTGCTATGCGGAAAATCAACAAAAAGCCGATGACAGCACGCGCGATGGAAATAGCGGTCTCAACTCTCGACAAATTACGCAAACAGGGGCATGGCCCGGCGGCTGTGCTCGAACAATCAATCCTCAACTCATGGCAGGGCCTGTTCCCTGTCCGATCACAGGAGGAAAAACGTGGATTCACCAAACAGAGCGTTATCACCGGCAACATTGCCGCAACTGAGGAATATATTCGCAACTCACGAGAAGAAAGAAGCTGTGGCCTTGGCAATGGTGCTTCTCTCGGCCTTTTACGAGCGCCCGTTGACTCAGGAGACACAAGCGTCCTACTGGATCGCACTGGAAGACCTGAACCCATCCCAATTGGCCCTCGGATTCAGCCGGGCGATCAAGGAAGCGAAATTCTGGCCGAGCGGAGCGGTGCTGCGCGAGTTGTCGGGCGCAGAGACCGAAGCCCAAACTTCTGAGCGGCTTGCCGGAGAGGACCTCGAATGGCTGCACAAGTTCGTCAAGAAGTTCGGTGTGGAGAGAAAAAGGGTCGAAAAAGAGATAGAGCCCGCGCGCCGCTTGAGTTACAAAGAGTGGACCAAACCTGTAATCGAAGTCACTGAGCCGTGGCATATCCCAGAAACCATTCTTAAAACCTTTGAAGCTATGGGACTTACCCTTGACGATGGCTTGGACTTCATTTACCGCAGTCCAAAAAAGTTCCCTAAGCGAGACCAGGATCATGACGGGATGGGGCTTATGCTTTCGGGGATCGAGAAGTTCGAAGCCTACTGGCTCAGGCACTGGCGCAAGGCCAATCAGACGGCGCTCGTACATCAGCCAGAAATGGACTTGGCGTAGATCCAGGTCGCAACCAAAGGCAACCCCAAAGGAGATTTATGTACCGCAGAAAACTACAAGACGGAACCGAAGTCTACGCCCTACCACGGCTCGCCATCCTCTTTGAAACCACGGAGAAAAGAGCCGCAATCGCGCAAGCTATAACCCTGCTTTCCACCTGCTACCCGAACGGCTGCCTGCTGCCTGAGACGGTGGATCTGTACGTCGAGGCGCTGGAAGAACTTCACCCGAATCTTTTGGCAAATGTCTTCTCTACCGTGCAGATGGAGCGCGACGCTCTCCCGACACCTGCCAAGATGAGGTATATCGCTGAATGTGAAACGTTCGACGCTCCCTCTGAATGGTTCCCAAATGGCAGATTTTGGGAAAGATCACACCTGTGACCCTCCTCGACCTGGTTGACGAAGTCTACGAACGCACGCACCTCGCGAAACTCGAGATCCTCGACATCGCGCGACGCAATTGGCCAGGACTCGCGGACTTCAAGCCCACACAGGCCGCACTGCTGGTCCATCTGATCCAGCGCAAGAACGGGAAAGACACCAACGGCGCGGCCGGTGTACGATAGGAATCCTCGATGGCGAAGAAGAAAGCCCAACCCGAAGCGGCGCCGACGTCAGACCTCGCATTCGCGCATCTGGACCGGGTGTACTCACCCCAGGAGCTCGAGCAGCAGGTAGGCCATCTGGCGGCCGCGCACGGAGCCCAGGAAGCGAAGGACGAACCGCTGACGATCGAGGGCGAACAGCAATGAGCTGTTTATTCCCCGAAGCTATGGTGATTACGGACACATCAGTGCGTTGCGGTGAATGCCTGCATTGGGATGTCAACAATCCCTACCTAGGCGGATTCGATGGGCACCGCGCGGAACGGTATGGCCGCTGCGCTATCGTGTCGACTCGGCTGGAGATGGTGACCACGCCGGCGAACTTTACTTGCCCGAATGCGCGAGCAAAGGATTAACCTTGGCCAAAATCTACCAGTTCGGCGACCTGCGCATCCGCTACTCGGATTCCGCCCCCGACACGCAGGTAGAGATCAACGGCAAGCCCCATCCGCGCTGCATCCACAACCACCTGCAGATCGATGAGAACGGACAGATCATCACGTGTGAGGACTGCGGCAAGGAAGTGACGGCCTGGTGGGCGTTGATGGCGCTGGTACGTCGGTACGGGCAGGCAAAGAAGGCTCTTGAAGAGATCGCCGCTAGTGCACCGCGCGCTTCGAATCCACAGAAATCCCCTGCTGTTCCAGAACTGCAGCCAAAACCGAAGTTGCAGCCTCTTTCACGGGAATCCGCACCGAGCGCAGAAAAGCCTCGATCTCCTGCTGAATCTCCGGAGTGAGCGTTACCCCTTCCGGCACCCGCACCCCAAGGTCATCGTGGTAGATGAACATGCTCTGGCGCAGGACGTCGGCCGCCGGCTTGGACACGATGAAAGTCAAAGCTGAATGCTCCGCTCTTCGACGTAACGCTTCGGGCGCCCGTGCTCATAGAAGAACGTGATGCGGCCGTAGAACTCAGGCGGCAGGATAGGGGCCAGCATCGCCGCGGCGCGCTGGATCACCTCCGCAGTGGTCGGCATAGAGGCTGTGGCGGGCTTCGGACGGTGTTCCTCTATTTCAATGCGCTGCATTTACTCCTCTTCGGTTTCGGGTTCGTCTTCGGCTGATTCATAGTACAGCGCATCACATCTGCAGGCGGGATGCGCCGGCGGGATTTCATCGCCAGAGGGAAACACATCGTCAATGCCGATCCGGCCGGCTTCCTCATTTTCACGGCATTCGTCGCAGGCCTCGGCGGCCATGTTCCATTCCTTGTGGGTGAACCCAACATCCTTGGCCGCAGTGTGCTCTCCCCGGTTCTGCGCGTACGCCTTCTCGGTCCGCGCTATATTCAGCGCCCGCGCCGGCGAGAAGTCTTCACTTTCGGTGATCTTGTGCTGCAGCTGGTTAACGGTCCAGCCTTCAGCGATCGCATCTTCGGCCAGGTCGTGCAGGTTTTCGCGCGTCGTCTCCGTGATGGCCCACTCGGCGTTGGGATTGTCGACAATGCGGCCATCCTCGAGGACGCGCTTGCCCACAAGCTCTGCCGCGCGCTGCTGGGCCATCTGCCGGACGTGCTCCGAAACCCGGGTCCAGAGGGCCTTGTCTCTGGCTTCCGTGATGCCGAGATTGATAAGAAAATCATGCGCCGCGGCTTCGGCGTCTGCGCCCAGATGCGGAGTAACTTCGCTTATCAAGTCACCCCAATCCATGTGCAGTTCGAGGCGGCTTAATAACTCCTCAAAGTCGGGCAAATCGGCGGCCTTGATAATATCCGGCGTTTCCTGTTTTTCGACCACAATTGAGGCGGCAATTTCCTTGCCCTTGCGCTTGAGGTAGGCCGCTAATATTTGTTCCAGCGACTTACCCGCTTTGCTAAAGGGCTGTCGGCTGCCTTGCCGGCCCCCTTGTCCCCCGCAGATTTTTTTGCACCAGGCTTACCACCGGGCGCGGCGGGCACCGGAAGCGCCGTTTGGGCCGCCAGAACCTTCAGCGGCATGGCGCCGGATCCGGTATAGACCATCGGCTCATCGCCGCCGTCGACAGGGTCCAGACCGTCGCGCTCGCGCAACTCGTTCACGGTGCGGGCGCCAACCTTCAAGTTAGAAGCGTCCACCGTCGCCTGGTCGGTCGCCGCAATGTCCTCATCTTCGTTGAATACGTGCTTGATGTCGGTCCAGCCCCACCCGACGCGGATCAACTCTTCCATGAAGGCAGACCACCAGACCATTTCGGTGTTGAGCCCTTGGGCTCGCATCTGCTCTTTCATCTGCTCTGCGTTCGACCGCGGCTCCGGTTCTTTCACCATGGGCTTCGGGTCCATGCGGAAGCAGAAGAACACGATGCGCGCCATCCACTCGTCGTAATCAGACTTCAGCAAGTCGCCGGCCGATCCCTTCATCTCGAAGGGCTTCATGCCGCCCGGGATGAACCGGATCTTCGACTTGAGCTTCAGGTTCCCGGACAGCAGCGCATCAAAGGATGCCTGCCAGGTCGCAATTTGTTCGGGAGTCCAACTTTCAGGCACGCCCAACATCACATCGGGAATTGTGCCTTCCTTCCAGAAATTCAACATGTAGAGCGTCTTGCGGACCTGTTGGGTGGCCTCCATCAGGATCTGCTCGATCTCCGAATACCCCATGATGGGGAATTCGGTCCGCGGCCGGGCGGGCATGTAGATAATCTCCCGCTCGGTGTAGTTGTTCATCGGCATGCCTTTGATGATCTGTTGGTACGCCGGGTTCGGCCAGTCGGGGATACGGCCGGAGTCATCGATCAGCGGCTTAATCGAGGCCCCATCCAATGCCTCTATTGCGTAGGGTTTGTTCTGCGCCTTGTTGCGCCAGATGTACGCGCTGGCGGCATCGATCGTATAGCGGTCGCGGAAGATCATCCGCATCCACATCGGATAGGGCTTCTTGCGGTCTGGCTTCTTGAAGAAGTCGTTCAGCTCCTGGATGCGCGGGTCGTCATCGGAGTCTTTACCGGTCTTCGTGTCCTTCACGGTGAACTTCCACGGCAGGCCGACCAGCTCGTCGATGCGGGCTTCGCGGACCGTAGAGATGATGCCGCTGCCTTCGGCCAGGGCGCGCAGCATGGAGTAAAGCTGGAACCGCGCCG